AAGACTAAACACCTAACAGAAGTGACGACTAATGGAGACTCGATACATCGAAGCATCCACTATCGAGTGCAGCGAAGATCGCCGCGAGATATCAGGAAAGATCGTACCAATGGGCACAGGAGAAATCGGTAATACTAATCTCGGCGCTTACACGTTCGAGGCTGGATCTATCGAGATCGAGGACGTTAAGGCCATAAAATTATTTAGCCAGCATGACATGAAAAAGCCAATCGGAAGAATGATCAGCGCAGAAACACGCGATGGCATTGGAATTTTTGCTACCTTTAAATTAAGTCGTAGCACAGGCGGTAATGATGCGCTCGTCATGGCGCAAGAAGGATTGATTACAGGACTTTCAATCGGTGCAGAGATCATCGCATCTAAGCCTTCACGCGATGGGCACACAGTCGTATCAGCGGCTAAATTAAAAGAAGTTTCTCTCGTAACTGAGCCAGCCTTTAAGTCTGCTCAAGTATTAGAGATCGCAGCGGAAGAAGCACCAGCTGAAGCCGTAGAAGAAACCCTACCTACAGAAAGCGAGGCAGTAGAAGTGGAAAACACACCTACAGTCGATGCAACACCAGTAGAGGCTGCGGCTGTAGAAGCTGCTGCACCTACAATCAAGGCGATGGCGTACACAGCGCCACGTATTGATACAACACCTCACGTATTCTTAGAGAACGCAGTACGCGCATCTCTCGGAGATGATAACGCTCGTCAATATCTCGCAGCGGCGTCAGATACGACCACTACAGAAGTAGCAGGCCTCGTACCAACACGTCAGCTTACCGAAATCATTAACAATAAGAGCACCTCAGGTCGTCCATCAATCGATGCGATCTCAGCTGGTACTCTTCCAGACGCAGGATTTAAGTTTCAGATCCCTCGCGTAAAGGCAGTCCCTACAGTTGCAGTAGCAGCTGAAAAGGGCGCATTCTCAGACACACAGGTCGAGATCGAATACCTCGATGTAACAGTCGCTAAGTACGCAGGAATGCAGCTATTCGATGTCGAAGTTCTCGATCGCACATCTCCAGCATTCTTCGCAGAATTGCAATCACTCATGGCCGATGCTTACGCTAAGGCTACTAACGTCGCAGTCCGCACAGCGATTCAGACTGGCGCATCCGCAGACGCAACAGCGATCACCCTTCCTTGGGATGGCGCTGAGATGGCTGGCTTCATCGCTCGCGCATCTGACAGCATCTACACAAATACACTTCGCTTCGCACAAAGCGTAATCGTCTCTCCTACACAATGGAGCAATATTATGGGCATGGTAGATGGACAGAATCGTCCACTATTCATCGCTTCACAGCCACAGAACGCAGCTGGATCAGTATCACAGTCACTACGCGGATCACTCCTCGGACTTGATCTCTATGTCGATTACTCACTCACAGGAGTAGCAGACGGATCTATCGTCGTAGTAAATCGCGATGCATACACTTGGTACGAGTCACCTCGCCTACAGCTTCGCGCTGATAAGGTCGGTACAGGTCAAGTCGAAGTTGGATACTACGGATACGGCGCGATCGCTACAAAGGCAGCCGCAGGCGCATTCAAGTTCAATAACGCAGCATAAGTAAAACCCTAAGTCGCTGGCGGCGGAGTGCCCTTCTCCGCCGCCAGTCTTTAGAAAGGATAAGAGCATGGCACTTACTACTATCGCTGAGCTTCGCTCTGCCCTAGGTATCGGTACGCTATATCCAGACGCAGTACTTACACAGGTCGTCGATGCCGCCGATAATGTACTTCTGCCCTTTATCTGGAATAACACTAATTTTGCTATTGCTCACTCAAACGTGGGAACAGTAGGGACTTTATATTTTGATTTTAAGGTAGATGATATCTACTATGTAAATCAGTCAGTAGTGATAAACGGCGCTGGATCACACTTCAATGGCAATAAAACTATTACAGGCGTATCGGGTTACGAAATAACAGTAACTACAAACCATGTCACAGATACTCCTAAGCATCCGTTCAATCCTTACGCGAGCGTAGCGGCGTCTTCTTATCTCGATCCTGCAACAGTCCCAGCCATTCAGGAAGCCGCGCTCATGATCTCGGTAGATATCTGGCAGTCACGCCAAGCGCCTTCATCTGGAGGAGTTACCATCGATGGCTATCAGCCTTCACCTTATCGAATGGGCAATACCCTTTTAGCGCGTGTTCGTGGACTTCTAGCACCTTATCTCGATCCGCGTTCGATGGTGGGCTAATGGCCGCCATATCAACACTTCGCGCAGGGATCGCTACAGCCCTAGTAGATAATACTAAGTGGTCAGTATTTAGCTTCCCTCCATCGACCCCGATCGCTAACAGCGTGATCGTCTCACCTGCCGATCCTTATATCTCGCCGTCTAATGGATGGCATGCATCTATCTCACCTCTGGCTAATTTCACAATTTCGGTCATGGTGCCACTCCTCGATAATGAGGGAAATCTCAACGGAATTGAGGACAATATCGTTCGAGTATTTAATCTACTCGCGCTCTCCTCATACACCTATAACGTGACAGACGTATCGGCTCCAGCCGTACTAAGTGCCGCGTCCGGTGATCTACTAACCTGCAATATCAATATATCTATATTAACGGAATGGGCGTAATTATGACCGACCTAAAACAATGGGAAAAAGAGAACGAAGCCTTCCTGATCAAAATCGGTCAGATCGCTCCAGTAGCACCTAAGGCAACAGCCAAGAAAGACGAGGAATAATCGTGGCAGTATTCTTATCTAATGCCGTCGTAGTAACGATCAACAGCGTTAATCTCTCTGACCACGTAACCTCAGTATCGCTCAATCGTAATCTCGACGAGATCGAGACTACGGCGATGGGCGACAGCGGCCACAAATTCATTAAGGGGCTAGAAGCCTCATCGATTACGATCGACTTTAATAACGATACCGATACAGCGAACGTATTGCAGACACTTGCCGCACGATGGGGTCAAATTACTACAGTCACTCTAAAGCAAACTTCTGCAATTACTTCACCTACTAACCCTCTCTATACAATGTCATGTCTGGTCAATGGGACTCAGGATATTAACGGCGCAGTAGGCGATCTAGGCACTCAGTCGGTGACATGGAATGTCGTCGGTCAAATCGTAATTACCACAGCATAATCACACTACTAATACAGAAAGATCAGGGATAACCTCATGGCAGTATTTCTAAATAACTTGGTAGGCGTAAAGGTTAATAACGTTGATCTTTCTGCCTATGTCACATCTATTTCGCTTAATCGTAATTTCGATGAGCTTGAAGTAACAGCGATGGGCGACGGCGGACATAAGTTCGTTAAAGGCCTAGAAGCTTCATCGATCACCATCGACTTTAATAATGACACAGCGGCATCGACAGTACTTCCAACCTTGCAAGCCGCATGGGGACAAAACGTAACGGTAGTACTCATCCAGACAAAGGGAACGGCAGTCTCAGCGACTAACCCTCTCTACACGATGACCTGCCTAGTCAATGGCACTACAGACATTAACGGAGCAGTCGGAGACCTCGGTACTCAATCTGTTACATGGAATGTCTCTGGTACTATCGCAGTTACACCTACAGGCACGTTCTAAACTAACTAAACAAAGGGGCACAGCATGGCAAAGTTAATAGTAACAATGACAGACAACAGCGTTACCGAGATTGAGATCACACCTCGTCTCGAGTATTCGTTCGAGTTATTTGCAAAAAAGGGATTTCACAAAGCATTTCGCGATGATGAAAAGCAATCAGATGTCTATTGGCTAGCATGGGAAGGCCTTCGACTAAGTGGAGTCACAGTCAAGCCATTCGGCTCAGACTTTCTCGATACTCTTAAGAGTGTAGAGGTTAAAGAGTCTGACCCTTTGGTCTAGGCAGGGATAGCATCCACTACCTCATCGCTCGCTTGAGCATTGAGACGGCTATCCCTCCACAAGATTTAATTGATTTAGATCCATCGATGCTCCAGATGATACTGAGAGCGTTGAAAGACCGAGCGAAGGAGCAGCAAGATGCCTACAGAGCTAAAAGGCGCTAGTGCGCTTCGTAAGGCTCTAAAGCAATTCTCACCTGATCTCGATAAAGAAGTCCGAGGCGAGATGGTCGGATTCTTGCAGCCCTTGGTTAAGAAGGCTCGCGGATTCATGCTATCCAATTCTAGTATTCCCTCTGGCTGGGTCGGTAAAAGCGAGGAAGGTAAATTCCCTAAGTACGATGCGGCTACTGCGCGTCGAGGCGTAGGCTATAAATTGACACCTACTAAGCCTAATCGTGAAGGCTGGGTTCAGTCAGTATCGATTCATAATAAGACCGCAGGCGGAGCGATCTTCGAGACCGCTGGTCGTAAGTCAGGGATTACTGGAAAGTTCACTCCACGCTTACAGGGAACACTTACAGGATCAGGGAAAATGCAAGGCCGAGCGATGTTCAAGGCGTATAAGGAAGATGAAGGCAAGGCTAAGGCAGGAGTTATCAAGGCTCTGGAGAAAGCCGCCGCTAAGTTCAATGGGAGAGCAAATTAATGGCTGAGTTACGCATCCCGATTATCGGTGAGTTCAAGGGTAAGAAGGCATTCGATCAGGCTGGCAAGGCTACTGGCACTTTAGATAAAGGCGTTAAGAAGTTAGGCGCCACATTACTTGCTACATTCAGCGTTCAGAAAATCGCACAATTTGGCAAGGCAGCTGCTAAGGCATTCATCGAGGATGAAAAGGCCGCCTCGCGTCTAGCGATGTCAGTAAAGAATTTAGGCTTAGCCTTCGAGACTCCACGCATCGAAGAATTTATAAGTCAGATGGCTAAGGCTTCAGGCGTCACGGACGACCAGCTTCGTCCATCGATGCAGCGCCTATTGCAGACGACTGGATCACTTAGTAAATCTACAGAATTATTAACTCAAGCCCTAGATATTTCTCGCGGATCTGGCGTCGATTTTGAGACGGTAGTTAATGATCTCAGCATGGCCTACGTAGGTCAGACTAGAGGACTTAAGAAGTACTCCCTCGGAGTCACTCAGGCAGAATTAAAGACCATGAGCTTCGCGGAAGTTCAGGAAAAACTTACTAAGAATTTCTCTGGGGCTAACGCTGCCTATCTTGAGACTTACGCTGGAAAGATGGGTATCTTATCTAACGCGGCCGGTGAGGCTTCAGAAAATATCGGTAAAGGTTTAGTAGATAGTCTGTCATTACTATCAGGCGATGGTAATTCTATTCAACCCTTAGCAGATTCTATGCTTGAGTTCTCGCAATATATTTCAGATGCTATTACTGGTATTGCCGTCTTAATCAATAAAATTAAAGAGATTCCTGGACTTGATTTCTTATCTCAAAATCAAAATAAGATTTTAAGTTATCTTCCTAGTACTGGCATTATTAAACGAGCCTTTGACTCTCTAGCTAAATTTGGCGGAGAAGAGCCTACGCGCATGGGCGGATATCCTAGTTCTGCATTAGGTGGGACTTACATCGATCCTAACGATGCAGCTCGTAAGAAGGCAGAAGCAGCCGCAGCCAAGCGCGCTAAAGAATTAGCGTTAATGCAGAAGAAGACTCTCGACACACAGAAGAAGTCTCTAGCCTTACAGAAGGCATCAAAGACTCTTAATCTGGAAGCGATCAGCATCGAGGCAGCCCTTAAGGGACAGATCAGCGAGACAGATCGCCTATCCCTATTACTCCAGAAAGCAATTCTCGAAGGTAACGAATCACTAGCGACTAGGTTATCGGATCAATTACAGACAGCGATCGATCGTCAGAATGAGTTACGCAATCTCTTAGCCAATATCCCAGAAGCGCCTAACCCTTTCAGGAATTGGACTTTACCTGCCGATCTACTTAACTACACGGCTTCATCTCTCGGAGTATCTGTAGCACAATTACAAACTGCGCCTGTAATGCCATCCTCTAATTTCACAGATGCGGAAGCAGAATTAGCGGCGGCTTATAATTCTGCCGCGTCTGCGACTCAACAGTTAATTAGTCTGCAAGTTATTCTTGATGGCAACGAGGTTGGAAACGCAATTCAAGATGCATCAATTAATAACTCGCTCTCTGGATCTTTCAACACAGTTAATCGCACAGGGCGATTCGGAACCTTTAATATATGAGTCTTCCAGCCGCGATATCGGTATCCTTTGACTTCTCTCAAGGTGCGACATTCGGCTACCCTTTTACTATCGGCGATCCGATTAACGGCATTATCGGAGTATCTCAATTCGGCGCTAATGACGTGCCAGAGCCCGTCATCGATCTCAGCTCACAGACTCGCCAGATTAAGATCAGGCGCGGTCGCAATATCATGCGCGATACATACGAGGCAGGTAATTGTACAGTCCGCGTTATCGATCAGAATGCCGACTTTTCGCCTCAAAATCCATCGAGCCCGTATTTTGGTTATCTGACTCCACTTCGTAAGATTCGTGTAGCGGCTACTACTTCGACCTTCTCATCTTTCTTATTCTCTGGTTATGTCACGGACTATAAGTACACCTATCCAGTCGGACAAGAATTAGGTTATGTCGATATTACCGCCGCCGATGCATTCCGATTACTGGCGATGGCTAACGTCTCAACAATAGCGACTACCCCAGCGGTGCAGACTACTGGCACTCGTATCGATCAGATTCTCGAGGAAGTGGCCTTCCCTCCTAGCCTACGCATTATCGATGCAGGATCTACGACAGTTCAGGCAGATCCAGCGACTACTCGATCAAGCCTCTCAGCGATTCAGGTGGCAGAATTTACAGAGCAGGGAGCATTCTTTATCCGAGCAGATGGAGAAGCTGAGTTTAAGGATCGAGCAGATGTAGTGGGATCTCTGGCGCCTGCGCCTATCCAGTTTAATCAGACTACAGGCATCCCTTACTCAGACCTTAAATTCGCCTTCGACGATAAGCTCATCATCAATAATGCGACCATGACTAGAGTAGGTGGCACTACAGTCTCATCCAGTAACGTCGATTCGATCGCTAAGTACTTCCCTCATGGAATGAACGTAGAGAATCTGATCGCAGAGACAGACGCTCAAGTTCAAGATATCGCTGATATCTATGTCGCTACTCGTGCCGAGACCACGATCCGAATCGATGCCATGACCATCGATCTACTCGATACAGACGTGCCTACCAATACGATCATCGGCCTTGACTATTTCGATAATGTACAGATCACTAACGTACAGCCAGATAATTCGACTATTGTTAAGACCTTACAGGTGCAGGGCTTAGCATGGGATATCACCCCTAATTCTATGCAATGCACAGTTACAACACTTGAGCCTATTGTAGAGGGATTCATTATAGGATCTTCCACATACGGTATAATCGATCAATCAATTATGGGATACTAGGAGAAAAACAATGGCAACAGGATTTCCAGCCTCGACGGGGCAAATCTTCACAGCGGCGGCCTATAACGGCCTAGTCACATATGAAGTCTTCGCAGATCAGGTCAATGATTACACGGTAACGCTGGCTAATTCTTATCAAGTCCTCGTCCCTATGAACAAGGCTACGGCGATCGCGCTAAAGATTCCTACTAACGCTACAGCGGCTATCCCAGTCGGATCAGTTATCACCATCCTTAATAAAGGCGCTGGACTCTGCACTATCTCAGCGGTGACTCCAGGCACTACTACAATTCTCTCAGCTGGCGCAGTCCCAGCATCTCCAACCCTTGCACAAAATAGAACAGCTGCATGC